CGACGCGTGGCTGCCGTGGGGCGCGTGGGACGCCCTGGCCGCGCCGGATGTGGTCGTCGAGCGCGGATCCCGCGTCGTGCTCGCGTTCGACGGTTCCGCCTCGGGCGACTCGACCGCGCTCGTCGGCTGCACGGTCTCCGAGCAGCCTCACGTGTTCGTCGTCGGGCTGTGGGAGAACCCCGGCGACCCGCGCTGGCGCGTGCCCCGTTCGGACGTCGACCGCGCCGTCGACGTCGCGTTCGACCGATTCGACGTGCTCGAACTGGCGGCCGACCCATGGGGCTGGCGCTCGGAGATCGAAGCGTGGGAGCAGCGCCACGGCGAGAAACGCGTCCTGCAGTGGAACACGGCCGCCGCCGCCCGCATGGCGCCAGCGACGGATCGGTTCTACGCGGCGGTGACCGAGCAGACGATGACGCACGACGCGAACCCCGACCTCGCCGCGCACATCGCGCACTGCGTCGCCAAGCGCACGCCGATGGGCGACCTCGTCAGCAAGGACAAGCGCAACTCCCCGCGCAAGATCGACGCCGCCGTCGCCGCGATCATCGCGTTCGACCGCGCCTCATTCCACACCAACCGACCCACCAAACGAAGGGCAGTTTCGTTCCGATGAACAACACGATCAAGGCACTCTCCGACAAGCTCGACACCACGGTTCCCCGCCTCGTGCAGCTCGACAGCTACTGGCACGGCGAGCAGCCGGCCGCCTACCTCACCCCCGACGCCCGCGACGCGCTCGGCGACCGCCTCAAGACGTTGTCGGTGAACTTCCCGCGCCTGGCCGTCACCGCCCTGGCCGAGCGCCTCGAGGTGACCGGCTTTCGCACCGACGGCCCCGACGCCGAGCCCGACGCGGACCTGTGGCGCATCTGGCGCCGCAACGGCATGGAGGACGCCGCAGCCCAAGCGCACATCGACGCCCTGGCCTACGGGCGTTCGTTCGTCATCGTGTGGGCCGACCGCACGGGCGCGCCGGTTCTCACCGTCGAATCGCCCCTGCAGGTCGCCGTCCTGCGCGACCCGGCCACGCGTCAGGTGACGGCCGCGCTCAAGCGTTGGGTCGACGGATCCACCGGGCGCGCTGTGCTGTACGAACCCGAGCGCATCACGAAGCTCGTCGCGTCGGGGACGATGGTCGATCCGGCCGCGATGCCGGCGACGGGCTGGACCGCGACCGAGATCGTCCCGAACCCGCTCGGCGTCGTGCCGGTGGTGCCCATCGTCAACCGTGGCCGCCTCCTCGACGTCGACGGCGTCTCTGAGATGGCCGACGTCCTCGACCTCGCCGACGCGCTGAACAAGCTCGTCTCCGACATGCTCGTCACCTCCGAGTTCTACGCCCGCCCGCGACGGTGGGCGACCGGCCTGGAGATCGTGGAGGACGCCGACGGCAAGCCCGTCAAGCCGTTTTCCGCTGCCCTCGATGACATCTGGCAGTCGGAAGCGCCCGAGACGAAGTTCGGGCAGTTCGACGCCGCTCGTCTCGACGGGTACGCCGACGCCGCCGCCCTCATCACGCAGCAGATCGGCGCGCTGTCCGGCCTGCCGCCGCACTATCTCGGGCTGCACGGCGACCAGCCGGCGTCGGCGGATGCGATCCGCTCGGCTGAGGCGTCGCTCGTCGCCCGCGCCTACGCGCTGCACCGCACGTTCGGTACGGCGTGGGCCGACGTCGCCCGCCTCATGATCGCCGTCCGTGACGGCGTCGATCCGGCTGGCCTCGACGTCGACGTCGTCTGGACCAACCCCGAGACGCGCACCCCGGCCCAAGCTGCGGACGCGGCCGCGAAGCTCGTCGGCGTCGGCGTGCCCCTGTCCGTTGTCCTGGCCGACACGCTCGGCATGAGCCCCGAGCAGGTTGAACGCGTCCGGGCCGCCCGTCGCGGTGACGCGCTCGACTCCGCCGGCGTCGACCTGACGAAGCTCGTCGCCTCATGAGCTACGTCGAGCAGGTCCAAGCCCTCGGACAGTCCAGCGAGGACGACGCACAGTCGATCTTCGACCGCTGGAGCGACGGCGAGCTGACGTTCGACGAAGCCGTCGCACTGTTGGCCGCGCTCGTCGCGGCCGCCAACTCCCGCGCCGCCGCGCTGGCCGACCTGAGCCTCGCCGCGACGATCATGCACCAGATCGGCGAGCCCGTCGCCACGCTCGGACTCACCGCCCCGGCCGACGACGTCGAGCGGCTGACGAAGGCGTCGCGGACGTTGTTGAGCCTGGACAGCGTCACGCCCGAGCGGGTGCGGCGCCTGGCGCGCTGCGAGCCGCTGGACACGGCCGCGAAGGCGTGGTCGGACGGCGTCGCCCAGTCGCGCTACGTCGACGGCTGGGTCCGTCAGACGCACGGTTCCTGCCAACTGTGCACGTGGTGGGCGCGAGGCGGCCAAGTCTGGGCCGCCGACCACCCGATGCCCCGACACAAGGGCTGCACCTGCAGCCAGATCCCCACCCGAAAGGAAATCACCCATGACCGATACCGCCGCTGAGAACGAGATCGTCGAGACCGACGAGCAGCACCTCGAGCCGGACGCGCCGGCCGAGCCCGCCGACGAACAGACCGTCGACGACGACGCGGACACCTTCCCCCGCGCCTACGTCGACAAGCTGCGCAAGGAAGCCGCCGACGCCCGCGTGAAGGCGAAGGACCGCGACGAGATCGCGGCACGGCTTCACACGTCTCTCGTGGCCGCCTCCGGGCGCCTGGCCGACCCGTCCGACCTGCCGTTCGACGAAGCGCACCTGAGCGACCCTGACGCGCTCACGGGCGCGCTCGACGAGCTTCTCGCCCGCAAGCCCCACCTGGCTAGCCGTCGTCCTGTCGGGGATATCGGGCAGGGCGTGTCGGAGGTCACGTCTAGTGTCGATCTCGCCGGAATCCTCCGGACCAACGCACAGTGAAAGGAAGCCTCATGGCATTCGACATCAAGGACGGCGTGGCCGTCCTGCAGGTATCCGCCGGCTCGGCCCGCCTCCTGGCCGAGCGTCTCAACTCCCTGCTCAAGGAAGAGTCCGAGCGAGACGGGCGCGTCGAGGTGGTCGACGGGCCGCGCATCGTGGCGCGAGGCGAACGCCTCGAGGCGTTCGTGACCGTGAACCGCGTCGGGCGGGGACAGATGATCTCTTGGTGAGATTCATTCTCACTTGAGGTATCCTGAGGGGGACGCACCTGGCGTGCGTCCCCCTCGCTTGTGGGCCTGGCGTCCAGCGTGAACCGATCACTCGATTTCATGACTGGAGACCCATCATGGCTGCATCCACCCAGACCGCGCCCGAGCTGACCCGGGAGCAGGTTCAGACGATCCTCGTCAAGCCCCTCGAGGCACAGTCGGTGTTCCTCGCCGCCGGCCCGCGCATCTTCGACTCGGCATCGCCCGTTCGCATCCCCAAGCTCGGCGGCCCGATCAACCCCGACTGGATCGGCGAGAACGAGCTGATCACCGAACGCGACGTCGACTTCGACGAGATCCAGCTCCTTCCCTCGACGATGAAGTCCGTCAAGGTGATCACGCGCTACTCGAACGAGCTCGCCCGTCAGTCCGTCGTCGCCCTCGACGCAACGCTGCGCGACCGCCTCGTGACCGACGTCGCCACCAAGCTCGACGCCCAGTTCCTCTCCGCCACCGGTGACGGCGTCACGACGCCCAAGGGCCTTTTCGCCTACTCGGGTGTGCAGACCATCGCCGTCGGCGGCGCGCTCACCCTCGACGTCCTCCTCGACGCCTGGGGCAAGGCACTGGCCGCCAACGTCAACATGACCGCCCTGAAGTGGGTCATGACGCCGCGTGAGTTCGTCGGCCTGCGCAAGCTGAAGGACGGCGACGGCCGCTACATGATGCAGCCGGATCCGACGCTCGACGGCGTGTTCCGTCTGTTCGGCGCGCCCGTCATCGTCACGGCCCGTGTGCCCGACGGTGACAAGGGCGCCGGCCGCGCCGCGCTCGTCGACTTCTCGCAGATCGCCGTCGCCCGCGACCTCGCGCCGAGCGTGAAGATCCTCACCGAGCGTTACGCCGACTTCGACCAGCAGGCCATTCGCGTCGTCGCCCGCTACGACGCGGCCCCGCTGAACCCGGCCGCGATCGTGACGCTCTCGGGCATCACGCCGGCCGCCTGATGCAGCCCACACCCGCCGATCTCGCGGCCTTCGCTGGCCGTGAGATCGAGCAGGACCAAGCGACCAAGGCACTCGAGGCCGCCACCCTCATGGTCCGCGCCTACACCCGAGGCCGCGGCTTCAACCCGACGCACTACCTCGAGATCGAAGAACCCGACCTCGTCGCCGTCGTCATCTCCTCCGCCGCACGCATGAGCGCCAACCCGGACCACACCCGTTCCGAAACGACCGGGCCGTTCCAAGTCGCCTACGGATCCTTCGACGGGTGGACCCTGCCGGAGCTGGCGATCCTGCACACCTACCGGCGGCGCACGGCATGAAACCGAACCTGCCCCGGCTTCGCCAGCGCATCACGACCACCATGACCATGCGCGTCCTGATCTACCGTGACGGCCCGCTTGTCACCGACCCGGACACTCTGCAGGACACAGCGACACGCGAAACCGTGTGGCAGGGCAGCGGCCTCATCTACCCCCAGACCGCTCCCGAGCAACAGGTCACCGTCGCCGCCGCCGACTACCGGGTGAGCACCTATGACGCGGTTCTCCCCGACGGCGCGACGTTCAAGACCGGCGACCGGCTCGAGGTCACGGCCTCCCCGGACAACACGACGATGGTGGGCAAGACTTTCGTCGTGCGAGACGACCCGCTCGACGGCTGGCAGATCGCCCGCCGCGCCGTCCTGCAGCTAGTCGACTAGACCGGCGTCAACGTCACCCGACGACCCTGGCACCACAGCGCCACTCCTTTGGGCGGTCGCACCTTTCCGGCCGTTCGGTCGCTCGGGAACGATGGAGGGGAACTTCATGAGACTCCGACCCTCCAGCGCCACCCCGACGGACCCCCGAGTTACTGCATGGCTCGGGGGTCCGTTGCTGTCCCCCGGGGACTCACTGGGGACTCAATTTCCTCCGCCGCGCCCAATGTCCGGCAACCTCAGACCACCAAGAAAGCGCGCCATTCCGGCAAATTTCAACCCGCGCAACATCGCGCAATCACGGGAACGGCGTTCGAGATGTACTACGACATCTGAGCCTGGGAGGCAAAGGCCGAGCGGGTTCAGATGTCGGAGAAAAAATGGTCATCTGAACCACCTCTGCATCTGGAGGCGAAGGTTGAGGGCCCGGGGCGGGCAGCGAGCGTG